TTTCGCACCAACACCATCACCTAATATTTTTAAATCAGGAGCAGAGGTATATTCACCACCAGAACGAGTTACAATTACAGATTGTATTCTTCCATTTGTAACAATCGCCTTATATTCTGAAGATGAACCAGAAGAAACTCGAACTTGAGGTGGAATACTAAAGTTAAATGTTGAATCATTTCCATATCCAAGGCCAGAATTTTCTACGTTGATAGATGTAAGAGATCCTCGAACAATTGGATTTACTCTCGCATGATAGTTCTCAGGTTCTGCTGTGTTGATTCCAATTGTTCCTTTTACGTCAACAACAATTGGTGGATAGTTGAATAAATGTTCTCCAGACCCAACCGAGGTCATTCCAACAAATTGTTTTGATAAATAATTTGCATCAGATAAAGTTGTTCCAATTCCAGCAGATGCAAGTCTAAAACGATTGTCACTTACCTTTAAGATGTAATAATCTTGATCAGTGTCTAAACCACCAATCTTTACTCCATCATTAGAGTAACGAACTATTTCACCATCCTTGAATCCATGATCTTTATATTCAATAAAATCTGAATATGTGTTAATACCAGCGGTAGGAATTAATCTTCTTTTATTTTCATATCCTTCGCCAGGATTATCAACGATAATTTGACCTAAAACTAATTTTTTTCTTAAACTTTCAAATCTCTGTGATCCATCAGCAAAACCAGTAAGATTAATTAAGTTTGATTTTGTTATTGCATCATTTTCATTATTTGCAAGTTTAATTGTTGTTTGGTTAACTTTAGATACAAAGTAAATTGAGTCGTTAACAAGTCTTTGATCAGGTGTTTCTTGAATCTGATCTGTGGTGATACCAGCACTTGCAATACCAATCGCACCAGTTCCAAATGTTTTATAGATTACAGCCTCTCCATCACGAAACTTATGAAAAGTTCCGAAACCAATTGTGTCATTTGCGATATTGATTGCGTTACCTGTAGATGAAGCATCAAAGTCAACAAAGTGATCAACTTGTTTTAGTCTTGCTCTTGCAATCGCATTTTGACCATTACCACCACTTATCTCAATGGTAGGTGGTGCAACATAATCAAAGCCTGGATCTATAATATCGATTCTTTCAAATTGACCTTTTACATTTGCAGTTGCACTAACACCAGCACCAGTTAAACTTTCAATACTAACTCTTGGTGGAGTAATTACATCAAACTGAGATCCACCTTCTAATACATCTATGGATTCAACACCACCAAAAAATATAACATCACCTGACTTATAGTTTGATATCTCTGTACCATTTACAAGCATGCCAGTGGTGCCTGGCGCTGTCTCACGCCTCGCCCCGTCAAATACTGGATTCAATGGAAATCTCTTTAATAATTTCTGATGATCAAGTTTTTTGTTAGCTAAGTCAGGAACAGATATTTTAAAAGTTCCAGTTCCTGTTGCATCTACAAAGTCACCGTTTACAAGATCAGGTAGAGAGTTTGCAAGACGAATATTATTTGAACTTACACGACTTACATAATAATTTTTTCCATCAATTAATTGACCTAAGAAACCACTGATGACATTATATGTCACAACTTCTCCAGAATAGAATCCATGATCAGCAGCACCCTCTGTTACCTGTATCAACTGTATAACGTCGCCGCCAGTGGCGCCAGTCCACGTTACAGAACGATCTGGAGAAACTATTGGTTCATTACCTAAACTTGGAATTGATGGTGAGGCAACGTAAGAGTCATCATTATTGTCTTCATATACATTTTGAACATCTGTTGTATATTTGTTAATATTAGTATGGAGAGAACTATTTCCTTTCTTTAATCTTCTTCGTATAAATGCAATGTTAAACTCGCCAATGCCAGGCAAATCGCCTAAAATTAGTGTTGAACTACTAATGACACTTAAAACACGACCAACTCCTAATAAAGTTTGTTGACCATCCAAAACTTCAACTGCATCTTCTTCTAAAAATCCATGATCAGATAAAGTTGTAATATTAAAACTACTACTTGACTGTCTTGTAATGGTTTTTGGAGTAAATTTTACAGATGTGTTATAAACATATGATCCAAAATTAGAATCTTCAGAACTTTTATTGATACCGAATGATCCAACTTTGATTTTATCGCCTTTATTAAAATAAAATGTAGTTTCGGGAATTGGAAAATCTTTTAAAACACCAGTAATTAATACTTCAATTTTCTTTGAAATATTTGCAAATGAGTATCCATAAGCGACATTATTATATCTTACATCATCACCAATACTTAATTCATCAGTGGCTGTTGGCAATCCAACGAATTGGTTTGCAGTTTTTCCTGTATAAGTTACAATTCCAGCAGTGGTTGCTGTTGGTAGTGATAAAGAACCACTCGTAGGAAATCCAACTGTAGTATCAACTGTAATCACAGTTGCACCAATTGAAACTGGATCTGTGACACGAGTTCTGCCTGGAACTATAAAATTACCATTAATTGAATCTTGTGATACACTAATTTGATAGTAATGCTCTCCTCCATACAAAAAGTCTTTTACATCTGATATCGCACCAGAAGCACCTCGAATATTCTTATCATCTTCATCAATGTCTTGAAAAAGTGTTGATCCTTTTAGATTGCGAGGATCACCAGTAACTGCTTTAACTACAAAATCTTGTGCAAATCCGTAGTCAGCATCTGATGGTTTGATTAAAAAATCTGATGGTTTGATAATATTAACTTCTTGTCCATATAATGCTCTGAATAAAATTTTATATGATTCCTCTGTTCCTTTTGTCCGATAAAAATCTTTGATTTGACGAATAAATTTAACTTGATCAATATTACTACTTAACTTACGATTCTCAAAACCACTTGCAAAAGTTGTTTTAAGTTTGTTGAAAAATTCACGAATGAATAAATTTGATAAATTATGAACTTTACTACCACCAGTATGTGATGCGCCTACAGTTGTGTTAAAAGATAATAAATCAGGTCTTGTAGGTTGATCCATATTATCAACACCACTAAATCCTCGAACGCAACCTGTAAATGAAGTAGTTCCAATTCCAGTGTATGTGATGATTTCATCATCAATTTTTAAAAGTCCATACTTACTTGGATATCCTTTTGTTGAATCTACAAAAATTGTAGAGGAGTATGATTCTGTATCTGTTGATAATCCAGTATATTCTGTAAGAGCAGCACCGACATATGTTTGTAATTTAGTATATCTGTCAAGATTCTCAGCAATATTGATTGATCCACCTTGATATTCTTGAGAAATATAGTATTGTTTCATGAAGTCCACAAAAAGTGGACTTTCAGATTGTACAAACTCAGGTAACTGATTTTCAATTACCTGATTTATTTCGACTCTTTGGATTGAGGTATCTATCATTAATATCCGCCACCGTAGCTAGATCCACCGCCACCAGATGAAGTAGAGGGAGAAGAACTTGTTGTAGTAGTTGTTGATGCACTCGTGGACGTGACTGTGCCACTACTTGATGTAGTTGTTCCAGTTGCAGCGGTGGATGGAAGAATTGCAGCAGCCGTTGAAACTGGAGAATTTGATTTTCTTGTGAAAGTTGGAGTGTAATAACTATGAGTATGAACAAATCTTGATCCAGATGTATTTTCACCTGATGCGATTAAATCTTGAACCATATTGATTGTTGTATTTGTCATATCAAACTTGACATATAAATCTCGAAGACCAACGATGTCATTTGAATGTGGAATTGCCTGAATTTCAATCACACCATTTGCAACCACTGTTGAGGTTATATTACAAGTATCTATAAGAACTTCACCATGCATATAATCAACTGTTCCAGCGTTTTTCTTCACAATATTAGGAGTTCCACCTTCTGTATATGTAAAAAAGAATATTCGACCTTTTTCACGATTAATAACTTCATCAGCAAGGTAAACAGTACCTGTTACACCTTCAATTGTGAATCCTGTTGAAACCACATTATACGCACTCTCTTGAGTATGGAACATATTACCAAAACACACTTCATATTGAGCAAATTGACCCAAAACTGATTTTAAATTACGTCGAATCGTCACAAGAGTAATATTTGATGTAATTGATGAGTCAATACTGTCAATCAATGACACTGCTTTACTATATTTAAATCTACCACCAAATTTATTTACATCAATCGAACGTGAATATTGTATGAGAGCATTTGATACACCACTTTTAAGAGTTTCTGGAGTATCATTCAAACTTGGATTGTAATATGGTGTTGTATTAAGTTCAACATACAAATATTTTAAATCAATAAATTCTGGTACAATACCAGCAACTGCATAACTCTTTAATTTCTGAATTAATTCTCTTTTTGTCTCATCTGATAGAAAATCACCATTTCGAGGTTTAACTGAGATAAAAACTTTACCAAAACGAGGCGGAGACATCTCCTCACCACCAAATGCTGTTACAGACTCAACATTAGGGTATATGTATCCTAAAACTGATTCGTAGTCAGATGCTGTGACTGCACGATATTGGGAAGAGTATATTCTTGGAGCAAAATACTTAATTGACGATATCGATTCAATCTCATCACCATCTCTTGATTTTTCATCTGTTGAAACAAGACCTATAAGACCAGAATTTATCGCACCTCCATCCTGATTTGTAATATTTCCAACAAAACTAAATTCTGAAGCACCATTTCCATCTTTTCCATCAGTTGTGATATAAGTGATAGTGATAACGTTGCTATTTGACAACTTTTTACCAATTACATTGTCACCAAAAATCAATTCATATCTCTCATCTTCAATTTCTTGTAATAAGTAAGAATTTGATGTTGATGTAACTCCAACAATGTTATCAATTTGTTTATATGTGACTGAAGAAGTAGATGTTGAGGATGGTTTGACTTTCACCTTAATTGTAGATGTGTCAATGAATGAATTATCAAGAATATATCTCTGATTAAACAAAGAAGTGTCTACAGTAAATTCTTGCGATATAAAATTACCTTCATATATCTCTATATTGTTAAATTGACCAACTCCATTGACCACAGGAACTGTGATATCCTCTGGAATGCAAAATATGTAGTTTGTATTTGCTCCAGAACCATTACAAATGATGCCAGAGTTTAATGTGAGTGTTGAGGTCTCTGTAAGACCACTTACAGTAAAAGATATTCTTGCTCTTGATGATCTACGAGATCTTGGAACATATCCAATATTTCTAGCAAGCGAAACCACGTTTTCTCGAAGTGTAGCGGAATCAAGAAAACACTCATTCGCTGCCATATTTGTATTATATGCAGTTGTATATGTATTATATGCTAATGCGTCAATAATTATTGAGAGGTTTGATCCTTCAAAGTCATAATCAGTAAAATTAGTGTTCGCCCTCAGATAATCTCTGATGGAAGACTTAATTTGATCAAAATCTAAATTTGTGTACTGACCGAAAGCCATTATACTCTAGCTGGGAATAGGAGAACGTCTACTTCTTGTGTTGGCGCTGGAATTCCAACAATATCATACTGCACAGTGCAATTTAATTCGTTTGAATCAGGATATATTGATATTGTTACATCAATATTGTCGATTCTTGGTTCATAATTAAGTAAAGACTGTTTAATTTCGTCTGAAACACGAATTTCATTCAAAGAAGTGTTTAATTCAAACAAAGAATTGTTAATTACTGAACCAAAATTAGGTTGAAAGGGTTTTTCACCTAAAATTGTAAAAACTATGTTCTTTACAGATCTTTTAATCGCATCCTCATCGCTCACTGTAAGCACATCATTCGTCACAGGATGACGTTTGAATGACAAGTTGATATCTTTAAATGCTCTTGAAGCCACTATTTAACACAAAAAGTTTCCTGTTTTTATTTATACCGCTTTTTTTATCTTTTTACGACTCGAATTCGATATTTTTCTGATTCTAAAGCGTTAATAATATATTTAGCACTAATTTTAGGGTCTTTTTCACCGCAAGTGAAGAAATCTGCGTTCATTCGACCAAATTCAGGCCAAGTATGACAAGAAACATGACTTTCAGAGAGTGCAAAAAGACATGTAACACCACATGGACTGAATTTATGTGTATATTCGTTTAATATTGTCATCTCCGACTTTAAAATCGCACGAGTGAAGATGTCACGAAGGAAATTAGTACTATTTAAGTCCTCAAAATACCCATCGTAGACATCTAATATGAGATGTTCACTCATTTCATCCCAATTCTGGTTCATTTAAATCAATTTTAAAGTCGCCATTGTAAAAATCAACGTTCATATCAGTGCCTCCAGCGCCTACTTCAATATTAGCTGACCTTTCTTTTGATGTTTTCCAGAAATAATTCTCTTCTGAACCCAATCCATCACGATCATGACCATTTTCAACCTGATAATACACAGTTGAAACCTTAAAATCAGGAATCTTAGGTGTCTCAGGAGTGATACTGTTGTCATAAATCCTCATTCTGTTGTTTGGATAGAGACAAAACTGTCCATTATCCAATTCAAGAAGGTTATGACTCTTATGTTCCGCTGGTTGTTCGCTTGTAGAATAGTCTACAGCGTCTACATCTTGATGGTAATTGTCTAAAGTGCAAATATAAGTGCCTGTTTGCGTTCCAAAGTCTCTTGTATAGACCTCATAGTGCATTGAACCGATGAATTGTTTCTGTACTGCAACGACACCATAGTCCATACAGTTCCAAAACTGTAGATTATGCAGTGTCATATCTGGATCTGGCAACTCAGGAGAGGAGAGGAAAGCGGATATTGGTAACTTATCAAACATTGCAGCATATTCTGGTAGATACGTTTCAAAATAAAACGCACGGCCAGGAATACTCTTTGCAGAAACCCATACTCCTTTCACAAATTCACCATGACCACTCTTATGATCGGTCAAGTATTCTTTTCTCACCCAT